AATCGGCAAATGCCGCGCCGCATTCTTCGCAAACTTCCAACGGTTCGCCACCATGCACAGCGATTCGTTCTAATGAAGAAGTGCAAGCGACCTTCGCAAAAGTCAGAACTCGAACGAGGCGCCGTCACGTTGTGGCGCGCCCTTTCGGCCTGCAACCACCGCGGCAAAAGCTATCCGCTGCCCGTGGAGCATTTCCGCTTTCACCCAGTGCGCAGGTGGGCCTTCGACATTGCGTGGCCTGAGCATAAGGTGGCACTAGAGATCGAGGGCGGCGCATTCACCGGCGGCCGGCATACGCAAGGAGCTGGATATACCCAGGACTGCGAAAAGTACAACGCCGCCACGTTCCTGGGCTGGTCGATCATTCGCATTACCAGCCCCATGCTACGTGGCGAACCGGTCCCGATCTTCGAACAGATCGCCGACCTGCTCAAGTCTCGGATACCCCTTGACCCCAGGCCGGACGACGGCCTAGAGTATCCGCGGGATAAGCAAGCGCCGGCGACACGCACCGCCGGCGCCTTACTTGTCGCGGTAGGCGACGCCCCCCACCTAAACCGTCGCCTGCCGCCCTTTTCTTTCCTTCCCCAGGAGGCCCAATGATGGCATCGGCGCAAGAGAATGCTGTTAAGTCCGCGCGAGAAAAAACGCGGCAGCTCCACGACATTATGGAGACCAAGAAGGCGGAATACTTTGCCGCCAAGAAAACCTACGAGTCGAGCGTCACGCAACTTTTCAGCGTCATCGACTTCGGCCCCGACAATCAGCTGGCGCTGTTCCCTGCCGACCCAGATCAGCCAGCCAACGGCCAGCCGGTAGCCGATCAGGCCCAAGTGAAGGAACCGGAAGCGGCCGCGGATACCAAAGCCGACAAGAGGCCCCGCAAGCCGGCCGCCAAGAAGGTGGCGGAAACGGACTGGACCAAGGTGAAGCTGAGCGACGCGATCGCTGTGGGCCTGGTCACCAACGCCTTGGAAAAACTCGACCCGCCGGTCATCACGCTTGGCGGATACCGCGAGTGGTTGGCCGCTGGCAATGATCTGCTTTCGCTGCCCGGAATGACGACGGAAAAGGCCGAGCTCGCCGATCAGCAATTCAAGGAGTTCTGGGCAAAGAACCCCCAGTTCTCTTCCTAGCCATGGGCAAGTACCCCGCTATGGTAGACGTGCGCAGCTGCGCGCGTTGCGGCCAGGACCACGACAAGATCGTATTTCAGCCGTTCAAGGAATCGCGGCACTCGGAGCACATCGCTTGGGCATTGTGCCCAAACTATGGTGAGCCGATCTTACTTCGAAAGGTGGAGGACGATATGCCTGCCGACATGAAATCACTGGCGATTGAGTATGACGCGGCGCTGGCCGCCGGCGACCGACCCCGACTGATCGCCGTATTCCGGCGCATCATGGAGCTCGTTGGTTCGCTCGACTCCGAGAAGATCACCCAATGGACGGCGTTCATCAAGAAGATGCTGGAACTGTTGCCGTCGCCGCCGGCGCAAAGCAACTCGCTTGGCGTGGTAACGCTCAGCGCCGACGAAGCTACAGCGGCCGGAATCACCGATAACGTCACGACGATCGTTGAATTGATCCGACTGATCATCGAATGGTACCGCCGCTCACGATCCTAACCCCAGCGCCGAGGGGTTAGCGCCAAGCCTGTGGCTTGGCATTCCCTAGGGGGCGTGGCATGATAGCCGCGCCCCCTTCTTTTTTTGGCGAGGTACAGATGCGAAACGTTTACCGGCTGCCGCCGTGGCGCATGCGCAAATCTATGCTNNGGCTGTATGCAGCATGGAAGACCACGCGCGGCGCGTACCCAGGCGGCAAGGTTCGATTCTTGAGCATCGACACTGGCGTACAGTGCGATCGTCACACGTTCAAATCGAATCACCCCGATCTGCTTGGGCAACTTAAAGCCGCGAAGGACTTCACGGGATCTCCATTCGGATACTGCGACGTGAACGGCCACGGCACGGCGACAGTAGGATTGATCGCCGGGAAAAACGACGGCCTGAACATCGAAGGCGTTTGCAGCGACGGCGAGTTCTACATTGCCAAGGCCTTGGGCGACGACGGCACGGGCGACAACACGTGGATTTCCCGCGCGATTGACTGGGGCCGGGATCTCGACGTCGACATTATCACGTTCAGCGGCGGCAGTGATGAGCGGGATGATGAAGTAATTCAAGCAATGGAGCGGTTTCTTTCCGGCCGAGATCAAAGGTTCATGGTGGCGGCCGCCGGCAACAACGGTAAGACCAACGGCGTCAACTGGCCGGCGGCGCACCCGGATTGCTTGGCGGTGGGCGCGATTGATCGCAACGGCGTGGCCACGGATTTTAGCTCCCGTGGCGCGGAAGTGGACATAGCGGCTCCTGGCAAAGACGTGCGCAGCTGCGCGCTAGACTCCAAGTGGGGCCTGTTCGACGGTACGTCATTCTCGGCCCCGCTGGTCGCTGGCGCTGTTGGTTTGTTGCTCGCTAAGCACCGTATGCCTGGCAATCACGCGACGCCGCTAAACAACATCACCCAGCTGCGCCATCACCTTAACGCGATCGCGCGGCACGTGACGGACCTGGACGGGAACAGCTACCCGATCGCCCGCGCCGACGAAATGTTGGCGGCCGACGACGCGCCGCCGATCGTTCCTGAGAAGCCGCGCAAGGCGCTGCGAATCGGTCCGTTTCGCTGGAGCATGCCGGCCCGCGGCGACGATCTTATCAGCCTTGGAGTGGCCGACGATGCGCCGGCGGACGAGCGAAACAATGCGGCCGCGACGCTTTCCGCTATGATGGAAAGCCTGGCGATGGTGGTAGACTCCAAGACCGTTTGAAAGCGAGGGCGGCCATGTTGCGCAAAATCTGCTGGTTTGTATACCTGGCTTTACAAATCTGCATTTCTCATGCAAACGGGCAGGAGTTCACCGCTTTGGAAGTGGCGCTTGGGAAGCAGTTCTTCTTCGACAAGCGGCTATCCGCCGACGGGACGGTTGCTTGCGCCAGCTGCCACATTCCCAGCAAGGGCCTAAGCGACGGCCTGCCGCGCGCGATCGGAATAGGTGGTCAGGCCGGGCAGTTCAACACGCCGACGATCTTCACTGCGCCATACCAACCTCTGCAGTTCTGGAATGGGCGCACGACAGGCGTCGACGAGCAGTCATTGCAGCCGCTACAAAATCCCATCGAGATGGGCAACGACTCGCCGGAGCAAGCTCTCCGTCGGATTGCGGGAGTGCGACAGTACCGGCAAGCGTTGCAACGTATCTACGGCGACCAGCGCCTAACCACGGGCCGGTTCGCCCGCTGCATCGTGGCCTATGAGGTCAGCCTGAACAGCTTCGACGCCAAGATCGATAAGCGCACGGCCGGATACACTCGCATCCTCTCCCGCGAGGCCGAGGCAGGATACCGCGTGTTTCGCAAGGCCAACTGCGCCAGCTGCCATACGCCACCGCTCTACACCGACTCGACATTCCACAATACCGGCATAAGTTGGTGTACCGGCGACGAGGACAACGGCCGAATCGACGTGCTGCCGAACGGAAGCGACGAAACCCCGGAGACCGTTCGCGCATGGAAGACGCCCACGCTGCGCGGTATCGATCGCAGCGGCCCGTATACGCATAGCGGCATGGTGCCTTCGATCGAAACCCAGGTCGATCTTTACGCCACCGCCATGGCTCGCAGGAACGGGCGCCTCGATCCCTTTTTAGATCCTAGGATTATCGAAATCGCCCGCCTGCGTTTGACGAAGGACGAGAAGCGGCAGCTGGCCAAGTTCTTGCGCGAGGGATTCAGTATGCCCGCGGCGTACGCGCAAGCTGCGCCGTACCGGCCCTAGGAGCGACCATGAACAAATACGATTATCGGCCGTTCGGCATTCTGTTGCTGCTGGCCTGCATTCACGCCGCGCATTCCACGCGGCTGCCCTATGCCCGGCATTCGGCCACGGTACCACTGGAAATGATCTTCCCAGAGGCCGGAGAGCTTTTTGAGACGCTGGACGGAGCGCACGTTGACACGCCGCAGCCTATCTATCAAGATGGGGCATCGGCGGTTCCTGCCCGTCCGCCGGACACCCTAGCTCCCGGGAACGGCGGCGCAAGTGCGCCGCCTGTTCCTTTTCAGGTCCGCATCAGTGGACCAGTAGACGCTTTGGTTGGCGATCTGGTAGAGCTCCATGCGGAGACCACCGGCGAGGCTACGCAGTTCGCCTGGTCGATCGATCCCCCGGTACGCGGCTTCCTGTCCATCAACGACGCCACCGCCGCGGCATTCAGCAACCGCGCCGCCGGCGAGTATCTGGTCGTGCTATCTGCGGCCAATCACCTGGGGCAAACGGCGCACGCCACGTTGCCGATCACGCTGCGCCCCGCGCCGCCGGAAGTGTCCCTCACCATCGAATCGCTAACCGACGCTGCGCCAGCTCCCGACGTGCCGGAT